GGGCCTGACAAGACTATCAAAATTTAAGGGCATGAAAGCTGCGGTGATGAAAAAGAACTGGCAAAAAGCAGCAGACGAAATGGTTGATAGCAGATGGTATAGACAAGTGCCAAAAAGGGCAGATAGACTAGTAGAAAGGATGAGAGAGGTTTGACAACATTTGATCATGTGAATATTGGAGCTGATATGGTTTCTTTGGAAACCAAGACAGTAGATAAGAAAAGATTTTACATTACACCAGAGGGGAATGAATATCCTTCAATCACTACAGTGTTATCCTCTCGCAATAAAAAAGGATTATTTGAATGGCGTAAAAGAGTCGGTGATCAGGTCGCAAATTATGTTGCTGGAAAAGCTGCATCAAGAGGGACAGCAGTTCATAATATGTGCGAAGATTATCTAAACAATGTAGCATCTGAGTGGCCAGAGAAATGGCAAAAACATAAAAAGAATTTTCTCCCATATTGTTTATTCAAACAGTTAAGAAATCAAGCTCTGTGTAATATTAATAACATATATGCACAAGAAGCAAGTCTTTATAGTGATAAATATAAAGTAGCCGGTAGAGTTGACTGTATTGCTATGTACAAAGGTGAATTATCTGTAATAGATTTTAAAACGTCAACCAAAGAAAGAACCGATGAATGGAATGAAAACTACTATATTCAAGGTTCTGCTTATGCAGAAATGTTTGAAGAAAGAGTTGGAATAAAAATAGATCAAGTAGTTATTTTAGTTGTAACAGAAGATGGCACTGTGCAAGAGTTTATTAAAAATAAAAATGATTATTTAATTCCATTATCAGATGCGATTACAGAATGGAGAAAATCAAATGTTAAAACAACTAATGACGTTGTTCACGATATTGCTGTGTAGTGCATTATTTTCACAACCAACAATTGCAGATCATGTAAAAGATACTGAAAACAAAGATAAAGCTGATCCCCCAATAACTATGGTACAGATGAATAAACCAATTGGTTGTGTGCCTGATGGTAAGAGACTTACAAAAAGTCTAAATGAAATGCATGAAAATCCAATAGGAGCTTGGGTTGATCCAACACATGGATATCCTATTATTATATATTGGAACTCTGAAAAAAATACATCAACAATAGTTGAATTTGTTAAAAATGGTTGGGCTTGTGTCCTAACACTAGGAAAAGATGCAGCCTGGATGTTTCCTGATAAAGTTGAAAAAAAGTGAAAAAAAGGATTGACAAATTAATCTCTGTGTGGTATAAATATAATACAATTCGATGATGTGGATTGAAAATCGGACAGGACGGGGGTGCAATACCCCCCGCCTCCACCATAAACACATGAGAGTAGATGCGCCTGCTTTCCTGTGCATAGGACAAGACCTCGCAAGGGACAAGTCGTGTGTTTATGATGGGGGCGAAATAGGATCGACTGACGGTGAATAGAAAAACGGAGAATTGTGGGTTGACTGCCTTATAGGTCATAACTGTAAATGCAAACGATAATTTTGCATCTCAAGATTTCGCACTAGCTGCGTAATCGGATAGGGTTTCGGGGAGTTTCCTAGTAACAGAATAACTCCTCACTTTTTTAATATGGAGTTGAGATGACTTTAAAAACAACAAAGACTTTTACACTAGCCATTGAAAATATCGTAAAAGAGAAAAAAATCACACATATGGATGCTGTTCTTTTATACTGTGAGTTAGAGGGAATTGAACCTGATTCTATAACCTCTCTTATCTCTAGAGGTCTAAAAGAAAAGATAGAAGCAAATGCTCGTGACTTAAATTTTCTACCAAAAAGTGCTCAACTTCCAATATGATTAAACACCTTGAAGAACAAAATATGACCTACTTTCAACATTTAAGACAAGCTTGGATAATGGGTATAGTTTTGTTTATTCATGGATTAGCACCTTGTATTTTAACTGATTGGGTATCTAAACGTATTTGTGATGGAACCGATTGATATATATTTGATGTATTGTGCAATGAAAGCACACTTTGGTAAAAGTGATTATGACTTTGTGAAGTATGGTGGAAAGACCAAAATCAAAAGAGAGTCTTTCTACAAACGCAAAGACAGGCTGTTCTTTGTAAAATTATCTCGCAAATATAAAACTGAAGAAGAGATAAAAAACTATCTTGTTTCCAACTTCATCAAAAACAAAAAAGGTTACATTGCTGATTTTAGTGATAAAATTTTTGATTCTTGGAAGTTGAAAAGGAGAGAGTTTTTTGATATGTTTGTGGTGGAGATGAAACCACTAGTAGATTCATTTCAAAATTTATTTACCGTAAAAAATGGACAACACCCTAAACTATTAAAAGAGTTCTTAGGTAGCCGAGTTTCTTTAGAAACATTAGTTATATTAGATGAGTTAGTTGAATTTAGTAATGATTGGGATAAAACATTAGAGGATGATATTGTATGGATTGATTTAAAAGAATTAATGAATAATTACAAAAGGTTCTTGACAATTGATGTCAAAAAGTATAAGATGAAACTATTAAAACTTATAGAGGAGCCCAATAATGGGAAGTGATAGTTGGGATATAATTGATAAGATTTTCTCTGACAAGGAGAGAAAAGAGATGTCTGCTCGAATAAAAGAACTTGAGTATGACTGTGCTGAGTTGGTCAAAGAAAATGGCGAACTTAGAGAAAGGGTTAAGAAACTTGCCTCACGGCAACCATCTTGGCCAAAGGGGTATCGCCCTTCTCGCAGACACAATAATGTGAGAAAAAATGTCCACTAAGGTTTTTACTTTAACCTTAGTTGCACCTAATCGCAAGCCCACCTTCTCAAAAGGAAGGTGGGTTGCTTTAGGTTTAGCATTGATAGGAACTCTTTTACTCACATCTGGTGTGCAAGAATTACAATGGATGGGTTGGGTTTTAGAAGCAATAGCTGCAATGGGATGGACGTTTTTTGCTAGATTAGACAATGACACTCCAAGAATGTTGATGGAAATTTTCTATGTCATTGCTGGATTATGGGGAGTTTATAATTGGTTATGAAAGTCACATTAATAGATCATATGGGAAGTGACCTTTCTGTAGTAAATGCTGCAAGAGTATCATTCGCAAAAGTTCACGAAAAATTTGATGACGATAAAGATACAAAACTTATAAACTATCTTGCTCATCATAATCATTGGAGCCCCTTTGGTCACGCATCAATGCAATTTCATATAAAAGCTCCTGTGTTTGTTGCAAGACAGCTTGTTAAACATCAAATAGGATTAACATGGAATGAGGTGTCTCGTAGGTATGTTGATGATGAACCAGAGTTTTACACACCTGATGTTTGGAGAGGTGCAGCTGATAACAAGAAACAAGGCTCCTCTGATAATGAGATTGATATAAACCCTAGTTATGGCGCTGGACGTAAATTAGTTGATTGTTATGAAGAACTCACATCAAGTGCAAAATGGACATACGAATATTTGTTAAGACTAGGAGTTTGTCCAGAACAAGCTAGAATGGTTTTACCACAGTCGATGATGACAGAGTGGTATTGGAGTGGCACACTTTATGCTTTTGCTCGTGTATGCAATTTAAGATGTAAACCTGATGCTCAGAAGGAGACTCAAGATGTTGGATGGGGTATTGACGAATACGCAAAAAAAATATTCCCTGCCTCCTGGCCTGCATTACGGAAACAGTAGAGCACTAGTAATAGGGAATGGTGAATCTAGATCATGGTTCAAACCATGTCATCAAACTATTCTTGATAAAAGTGTTGTTACATGGGGATGTAATGCTATCTATCGTGATGGTGGGGTTGATAATTTAGTTGCGGTTGATTATGCAATGCAACAAGAAATATACGATTCTGGCTATGAGGGAAAATGTCACTTTGCAAACTGGACACCCATTCCTACAGATGCAGCACAAATGATGTTTATGGGTTATGATATTCCAGATGATTTTATTCATTATAGTAAAGATAAAACTGATAGTTGTGTAGTATCTGGAAAAGACCCTGCCACAATACATGAAAAAGTTGAGCTCACAATAAAATTACACCCCGACCTTGATTTTGTAGACATCAAAAATAAAATGGAAAAAGACCTTGGTGTATGGATCACCTATGTTCGTGAGAATGATAATGTAGAAAATATTGTTGAGCCGCGTGGGTGGTCTGCTGGTAACACTGCACTTCATCTTGCTTGTCAACATGGGGCAGAAAAAGTTTACATTCTTGGTTTTGATTTAAGCTCATATGATGCTCCAATTAATAACATATATAAAGGTACAAACAATTACTTACCGGCTGATAGTCGGGGATTTAATTCTATAAACTGGGAAAGTCAAATGGACACAACCATGTCTGATTTTCCTGATGTTGAATTTATAGTGGTTGGTAAAGACATAACAATAAGTCAATTGTGTGAGGAGTTGATGATAGTATGATGGGTGTTCCTATATTCCCAGCTGGAATAGTAAAACAATATTTAACACCAAAATCTTTCATGGATAATTTAGATTTATCTCAATTTACATTTGAGAAGTTTGGTGGTCAAACAAAACTCAGAACAGAAAAATTTAATAATATTCTTTTGCATCCAGAGTTTGAACACATAAAAAAATGGATACAGGAATGTGCTGAAGATTTTTTATCTAATGTTTTACAGATGGAATATGAGGAGTTCTTTTTTACAGAAAGCTGGTTGAATATTAGTGGTAAGGGTGGATACCAAAAAATACACAATCATTCTAACTCTATCATCAGTGGAACTCTATATCTTCAATCTGAACCTAATCATCCTCCCTTAGAGTTCAAGAAACAGAAGATGGAGTTTGAGCCGTTTATCTCATTGACAGAACACTATAAAAAAGGTAATCCAAATACAGCAAGTTCTTTATCGTTTCCTTGCACCAAGAATACTATGCTAGTTTTCAATTCTCATTTATATCATGGACATGATGCAAGTCAAGTCGAATCTGAGAGAATTGGACTAGCATGGAATGGTCTTGTCAATTTTGTTGAGAAAGACAAAGACCTATATAGAATAAGATTTGTTAAAGAGACTTGACATTTCTTATACATCAACATATAATAATAAAATTAACATACGAAAACATACGCTAACATAAGGAGAAACATATGTCTTTAGCACAATTAAAAAAGTCTAATTCTTTGGACAAACTGCTCGGTGCAGTGCAAAAAGAAAACGCCCCTCAAGAGAAAAAGTCTTATGTAGATGAACGTCTATGGAAGCCACAACTAGATAAGTCTGGTAATGGTTATGCTGTCATTCGTTTTCTACCAACACCAAAGAGTGAGGATATGCCTTGGGCAAAGGTCTGGAACCATGCGTTTCAAGGCCCAACTGGTCAGTGGTATATTGAGAACTCTTTGACTACTCTTGGAAATAATGATCCAGTGTCAGAGCTTAATTCTCAATACTGGAACTCTGGTATCGAGTCTGATAAGGAGATTGCTAGACGGCAAAAACGTAAGTTGCAATACTTCTCTAACATTTATGTTGTGGAAGATTCTAAGAACCCACAAAATCAAGGAAAAGTCTTTCTGTTTCGTTATGGTAAGAAAATCTTTGATAAGTTAATGGAAGCAATGCAGCCTGCATTTGAGGATGAAAGTCCAATAAATCCTTTTGACTTTTGGGAAGGTGCAAACTTCAAGTTGAAGATTCGTAAGGTAGATGGATATTGGAACTATGATAAGTCAGAGTTCTCAGCACCATCAGCACTCTTTGATGATGACGATGAACTTGAGGCTGTGTGGGAACAACAGTATTCTCTCGCAGAGTTCACTGCTCCATCTAACTTCAAATCTTATGAAGAGTTGAAGAAACGTCTTGATACAGTTCTTGCTGGAACGACTACAGTGGGTTCTGTTATGGATGATGAACCAGTGGAGACTGTTACCATTGATACAAAAGAGGAGCCTGCTCCTAAAGTAACAGTGTCAGATGATGACGGTGATAGTATTGATTACTTCAAGAAACTTGCTGAAGAAGACTAAACAGATGCATTTGCAGTTTTCAAAATTAA